CGGCCATCCTGCCGACGGTGCTATCTTCACGCGCCGCGTTATAGATGAGGCAGAGAGCTTTGAGCGCCTTGAACTGGCTGAAACAGCTCCCAACACCCCTGCCATTTGGGGGACAGATGACCTTGTCTGGTACAAGAAGCCCCAACATTTCAAGAGTGTTCGCCTTGGAAATGTTCCCTCCGACACTGACAAAGTTCTTCTTGTTGGTTATCACGACGGTAAGTTAGCCTTTAGTGGTCCCCGTTCTATCCTCTCCATTGAGGATTCACCCGTCGCTAATTCTAGTTTGAAACATGTTAACCATGACAATTCTTCTGACCATGGTTTTTCAGGTGGTGCCCTTGTTAATGCGTCAACTATGAAGGTTTTCGCTATCCACCTTGGATCGGCTCAAAGGGGAAAGAGGAATTACGGAGCAGTTCTTACTGATCCGAAAGTAACAACTTTCCTTGCTACACCCCCTCCTAAGGTTGCTAAGAAGGTCGCTCAAGCTAGCGCCGCTGTGATAAGCGCTGGCACTTCTAATTTAAACTAGATCAGCTCGGAGGTGGGTTCCGCTGGCTCTTGGCTCATGTCAAGGCGGAACCCAAACACCCAAGCATAGTAATTCCTCCGGAAGACTTGGGTACTATAAGTCATGTAGGCTTCATTCATGACCCTGTTGCGATGTTTGGTAACTCGCATCGGGATGACAAAGAAGATGAAGTAATCAGAGATCTAATGCTGAAAAACAAAATGTTCAAAGACTTTGATAGAATGGCGTATTCCCGAATCAAAGAAACTCACTGGGGAGCTAACAAAGGAGTGTTGAAGTACTCTGGTTATTGTGGCTTCCCAAAGGTTGCTGCGCCTCTTTTACAAAAGGCGCGCTCACTTATGTTTAGACGCTACGAACCTTATGCGGGCACTTGCGAAGTTATATCTGAAGACGAGGTCGAGATGGTTGGAGACTCCCATTGTGGAGTCGAATACCGTGCTCTCGGTTATCGTAAGAAGAATGAAATTCTTCGTAACCCCGTTACGCGGCTCGAAGTGGTTAACTCATGGTACCAACCCGATTATCCATCGTTGTGGAAGATTTCGGTGAAGGGTGCAGAGTTACTCAAATCTAAGAAAATAGACTCAAATGATCCTCGTGTGTTCATTGTGGGTGATGTGAAATATCATTATCGATCGATACGGATGTTCCAACAGATACATGAGCTACTTAAACGACTTTCTCAGGAAATCACTGGTCGTCTGAAACTTGGCTTTTCTTTCCAATTTGGCGGGTTTACTCGCCTTATGGAATATTTGGCTAAGAACTATGACTATATTATTGAGGGGGACGTCACTAAGTGGGACTCAGGTGTGTTAGAATTCATATTTACCTTCGTTCTGTTTCCATTATTTTTGATGCTCCATAAGCCAAATGAGTTTTGTTCTCGTGAGGAGTATATGGTGAGGATGTATTACCAATTTAGAGATGCAGTTCACTCTATTTTAATCATGCCCTCCGGTCAAGTACTGGTTAAGCATGTTGGAAATCCATCGGGTTGGTTGTTGACTGGCGATGTCAACTGCCTAGGTCACGAATTTGATATCGTTTTACTGTACGTTGTTGAAGACATCGATGCGGATTTACGAAGAGATCAATGGTGGCTATTAGGCGACGACCATATAGCGGGTGTTACCAATCCAAAATTATGTCCATTTGAAGTTCGGGCTCGCTTGTATAAGGCGATGAACTCCGATTTAAGTCTTGAAAAGGACTATGTGTCGAACAACGTAGAGGGACACACCTTTTTAGGTTTCAAAGCACGTATGTGCCCTACGCGCAAACGCTTTGTGCCTGTTTATGATATGACCAAAGCCTTATGTTCAGCTCTTAAACCCGGGGGGAAGGTGGATCCTGCCCTCCGGTATGCTCGCCTTACCGGACTAAGGATCCTAACCTTTTTCCATCCGCTCTATGACCATATTAAAGATTTGGCACGTTATTGTTATCAGGAGGGCCTCCATTATGTGGAGAGGCCTGTGGAACTTGATGACTATACTGCCCAACTTTTACTTACTTGGCCTACAGATGATGCCATAGGGCGGCTTTGGCTCGGATACGAGTCGGGTGGGACGGGTGGCGGTTTAAGAGAACTTGGTCATCTCTTAACCTTTTGTCAGTAAATAAAAACTGAATTCACAATGCCAAACGACAAACAAAAACGAAAGCAAGCAAAGAAAGCCAACAAGGCTGTGGTGCGAGTGGTGGTGCCCCGCCCACAAAAGAAGAAGAATAAACAAGGTCCGCGAAGAAAGAAAAGTAATGTTCAATCGATGGGAAGCTCGTCATGCGGGGGAGGATTTCCTCCCCCCGTCTCAATGGCGGGAACGATGCGTGTTAAACATCAGCAATCATTGGTCGTCGCAGGAACTGACTTCCTTGGGACTGTAGGTCTCACTGCAAGTACTTCCAATTCGGCGATTATTGATAGCTGGTTGATAAATCCTATCGCTATGATGCCAGGTTCCCGGCTCGCTCAATTTGGGGAGCTGTGGGACAAGTATCGATTCGTCGAGCTTGAGGTCATTGCGGAATCAGTTCAAGGCACAAATGCCACTGGGACTATATGTATGGCTATGGACCCCGATGTTTATGATGATTATTCTCTCCTTACTGGAGATACTTTGATCCAACGAATGTCGACGGCCCCGGCTAACGTCTCTTTTCCCGTTTGGCAGCCTACTTCAATCCGCACTCCTGGAAAATTCTTCAACGACCCTATTAGATGGGTTGACCCTAATACGGACGCAGACGCCCGGTTTGTTTATACCGGAAAGCTATGGGTAGCTAGCGTCGGTGGCTTGAATCCTGGAAATTATTTGCGCCTTTATTGCCGTTGGAAGATTCAATTCGAGAATCCAGCATTGGATACCTCCTTTGCTGACGGCACTTCAATAATTGCCACTCAGAGCAGTGCACAAATTACTGCCACTTATCCGTGGGGTGATTATAGCACTATACTCGCAGGTGGAACCGGGTACGCAGGTAATCCGAGCGTTGTATTTCGCTCGTCCGCGACCCTTGGTAGCGTCATTCAATTTAACGCTCCTGGGTTCTATGTAGTTAGTATGTACCGTACAGGTACTGCTATGGGTACGAGTGCCTTTACAGCAGCAGTTCTTAACAATTGCTCGCTTACTTATACTCCTGCCATACCTGGCATTGGAGACCCATTTTCGTGGGCGATTGCCAATGCCGGATCTAACACGTCCATGTGGATTGCCATCATTGAGGCTAATAAGGCCGGAGCAACAATTTCCTCTACTGGGGACACTGGTGTCACTCACCAGTCTGCAACTACATTTGTCTCCAAGTTCTCCGGCGCCTTTTCCCGATCCACTGTCCCTAGCCCAATTTCCGTTTCTTCTGTAAATAGTAAAGTGCAAGAGATGGAAGCCATGTTGAAGACCTTTATGTTGCAAGATAAACGTGGCCCTAACCTTGTGGGACTCCCAGAGTTCACAACTTCTTCCGTTGGTACAATCACTGAAGCCCCCGATGTAGCTACCGGTGTCACTAAATCCTATCAGTTGACTCAGACTGAAGAGGTTGACCAACAATTGCCCGTGGAGGTGGTTCCTCCAGCCCTTGATAATCTTAAGCTTGAACTGCAAAAACAAGGCTACATTCTTATTCCTCCCATGAAGGAAAAAGAAGAGTTTGGCAAGAAGCCCCAATAACAACCTGACAGACAGTTTTTACGCGTGAGCGTTTCTGTACTGCAGTACATATACATCGTTCGAAGTTCG